CTGAACACCTAGGTAGCCGCGGTCTTCCCTAGGATGGCTGAGAATTGACAAGGTACTCCCCCCGACTGCAATGGCTAGCAACAGTCCTCGCAGTGGACCTTTGTGGGCTAGCCGCCTCCCCGAAGGGCCGGGTCACCACTCCCGGATAAAGCCGTCGTATGGGCGCCACAAGTCGAGGCGCGGACGACCATTTTGTGCTCCTACTGTCAGAACATACCTCTCGTGATATTCGATCCACGAGCGCGGCACCATCAAATCGATGGCGGGTATGTCCAGAGGCTGGATTGAGGAGAGAGACCTGAAATACGACTCCATAGCGAGTTGATTTTCAATAGGGATCCCATAGAGCTTCTCAACCAAGCATCTGGTTCGGAAACCGACCTCTCGATGCGGGACCTCAATCCCCAATACCGACAGCATCTGTTCCCGCTCCCACAGCGAGGTCTGCATTCGCTCCCTGATGAAGTGCCTCAGGTCATAAGGCTTGGTGCACCTCAAGACGTAGGCAGAGAGTTCCTGCAGGATAGGGCACCCAGGGTACTGGTGTGCGAGAGACAAGGCCTTGCATCGCAACAGTTTCCTCCTGGTGTCAGTGTTAGCTGAGACATATTTGGAATTGCCCCAGCCGAAGCTTGCGAGGACCTCCAACGGATTGGTCACGTTGGCAAGATCGACTTCATCAAAGACAAGACCACAAAAGCTAGCCTCGCTCAGACTACTACGCACCTCCATCTTGATTACCAACCCGAGCTCTCTCACCTCACGCTCCAGGTCGGCTACGATGGGGTCCTCCAGCGAATAGACTCCACTGACAGTGAAAAGACCATCATCACCTTCCACAACTCCGAGGCTTGTCCGCCCCAGACGGGCACAACAGAATTGCCTGACCATGTCATTGGCAAAACCATTGCACAGCGAGGTCCACATGTCACCAGACATTCGACAGGTCTCAAGCATCCAGACCTGGAATTTCTTGTAGGTGAGATGTTGCGGGCCCGCGTCACCACGCCGTATGGCTGCAAAGATCTGCTTGTCATGGTTCTTCAGCATATAGCTGAACAACCGTAACTCACAAGCAGCCATGAATTTCTTGATGAACAGAGATTCAAAGGCGGTGTAGTCGGTGGCGAAATACACTCCTCCGGTGTAGCCTAGCATCTTGAGGATGTAGCCAGGCCTATCAGCAACGGGTACATGTTTGATGTACTGAGGGTGTTTGTAGAGCTCATCCTCAATCAACTTAGTCACAGGACCGACGAAACATTTGAACGCGTCAGTTCTTGAGTTGATACATCTAGCATGTTTCCAATCCACGTAAGTCTCATCTTTCATGAACGACTTGCAATCGAAGTGCTTTGCTTCGGGATCGAAAATTCCGCGGAATTTGGCACTGACCCTACGCAATTCCTCTTTACGCTTCTCCGGATAATTAGTCCGCTTGAGCCAAGATTCTAAGCTTAGGTCCGCATCCGCGGGGAGTGGCGTCATATTTTTCTCCAGCCAAGCATCGACGAAGGCTTCGAACTCGGCTAGTCTGCCAGACGCACTGGCAGGAGGTTGGAACAGGTAGCGTTTACGGGCACCAGCGCTAGTGGTATCTGGATCGTGAGGGTCAGCATGGGGCATCGCCACACCTACGGTCGTACAACCGAGGTCTGTGGCGACCTGGGGCCTGATCCCAAGGTCCACAGGCAACGGGTCAGAGACGGTGGTACCAGCTTTAATAGGTCCAATAGCTGGTAGTGGTGTCTCACCATATCTGTACCCATATGCCCGATACACTAGGCATTGATCGCTGGTGCCCTGGGAAAAGGGACAGACTTCCGAGTCTCGGTCATCTGCTTCCACAGGGCATAAGCCATTCGCTCCGCATCCTGCACCACATACTCGCCCAAAGCAGCTTTCCATTTAATCACGTTGACTGACTGTAGCGCGTTGCCAGCGTACTGGAGACGCTCGGCCACTATCTGATCTGTCGTGTTAATGGGGATATTGGCAGCTGTTGTCAACTGGACAAGTACCTCAAGGGAGACCTTCATTTGGGTGGTCTTCCTGCGGATGTCAAAGAACTCGAATCTCCATACACGGGGCCATATCCACTTCACATGCTCAATATCAGCGACAAGAGCATTGCGATGTTTCAATTTGTGCACAGAATTTGAATCAGCCCGCATGTCCGAGGTGGGACCCCCAGGGGCTGCCGTCCAATCCCATCCCTTGAACTGGTATGTGTGCTTCACCCCGCCCCAAAGAAACGAGAGCAGGATGTATATGCTTATGAGCCACAAGCACAACACCATCAAATGGGTGATCGAGTTAGCCATTTGATTGAAAGAACGCTGAGCCTCCTCCATCCCGAGCGGTTGACGTCCCGGGTGGTGGGCAACCTGTAAGGTTGGCATTTCAATCATTGGCTTCGAAATGGGAGTCAAAGGCCGGTTATTCCAAAGAACACCTTCACGAGTGACGGAAGAGGTGGTCCCTGGAGCCGGCATTTCACTCCTGTTTCGACCCGGTGGTTTTGACAAATCGAACACCGGGGATTTATTTTGAAGGGGGGCTTCGTCTCTAAGATTGGGGATGGTAGATCCCTTCTCAAAGAAGCGAATTTCGGAAGGCGCTCCAGTCACCCATGTGTCCGGCCTGCAGTGGGTGAAGAATCCCACCACGACGAACAAAGTCATGAGTGCACAGAACAGGACCGGCCAAGACAAGTATGTCACTTTCTTGGGCTTCTCCTCCCAAAACTGAATGAATAGGCTCTCGAAGGATTCAACAAAGATCAGCCTCTCGGCATCAGCCTTGTCTGACTCCTCCTTCTCAAGCCTCTCCTTTTCAGCCTTCTTGGTTGCAGCATCGTCGGCGCAGACGGCGGCTTGCTCGACAACGACTTCGACCATCGCGTCAGCCTCACCCTGTGCCTTTTGCTCCCCTTCTTTGATCGATTGCGCAACTAGGTCAGAGGATTTATGGGCCTTATTGTTCCTCTTTCCGCGGATGCGAGCATCATCACGCTCCTCCTTCCCTTTCATGGATTCGCGGATTTTCTTGATTTTCATCTTCAACGCTCGCTTCTGCTTGTTCGTTGCGCCATCGATCTTGGCCTCGAGCGCTTTAATTTTCAGTTCCGCAGCGCTCGCCGGAACAGACGATTTCCGTTCATCGTCCTCAACGACCACAATCTCTTCCAATTCCATCAGAGATTTGTGCTGAGAGATTCCTCAATCTCAGCAAAGCCGTTGGTTGTCAGCCCCGTTGTTTGGATGACGGGCTCATCTGCGTCAATTGACTCGCTTGCAGCATAAATAGACTGCAGCAACTCAAGGCACAGGTTGATCTTGACAGTGTTGGCAACGCACCGACTAGATATTTCGTCGGCTGTGGGAGGTCGAGATACTGCAGTCTCGCCTTGCGTTAGGGTGCCTGTAATCGCGCCCAAGAGCATTGACGTCCAATTCTCGGTGTCAGCTCGCAGCCTAGCTATCTCACGGACAAGACGGCATATTTCCAGATCCCTGGCTGAAGGGGAACCTTGAGTTTTTGGTTGATAATGCAATTGTTGTTCCATTGCAGTAACAGGGTAAAGAGCCACCACCCCCAATCCACACTGAGGCGACCACGGCCCCATCACACACTGCAAAAACTTCGCGGTTAGGTTAAACGGGCGAACCCTCCCTAGTTTACTCGCTAAGAGAACCCCCACTACGCGGCTTTGCGATTGGACAGCCCGTTAATGCTGCCTCCATGGGTATGCTGTGTGTGACAGAACAAGTGGCACCCAAGCCTCAGTTTCAGATGGCTCGGCAACCAACGCCCACGCAACATTTCGAACGCTATTCACACGTTGTACTCAGGAGCAGGGCGGCGCGACCAAACAATCACGACTCGAAAACAG